AGCTAAACAGGTTTACCCAAGTGACTGGCTTGCAAAAGCCGCCGTGGACAACTCAAACATAGGCACCAAAACGGTTGGCCGTGGCTACTTTAGTAACATGTCAGGTGAAATTGGAATTAGCTTTGACAAAGCCAAGGGCTTTTCAAGTGGGTACGCTACGGCAGTGCACGAAATGGGGCACATGTTTGAATACACAATCCCTGGCTTGAAAGAACTTGAATTTGCTTTTGCCCACCAAAGAGCCGCACTTGGGACAAAGAGAACTAACATGGGTAGCAGAGAGGCTGGCTTTCAGGACCAGTGGCGTAATCTTTACACTGGCAAGGATTATGGTTACAACATAGACAGTGCCTATGAAATTTTTACAACTGGCATTGAATCAGTCTTTGCTGGGAGTAACATGTGGTCATCGCCCACTACAGCCTCTCAGTATTTGAACCCAGCATTGAGCGCTGATGCTGGGCTGGATACAGAGTTTAGACAATTTATTTTGGGGGTGTTGTTTGGCCTATGATGTTTGAAGCAAGTACGCCGCAAGGAAAAGTTACCTGGTTGAGTGAATTGGATAATCCATTCATTGGTTCCCCCGTGGTAATTGTCAGACTTCAAAATGCCGCCCTGGGCGGTCTACAAGTTTCCTGGCCATCAGAGTTAGTAATGATTGACCTATTAGTTCCAGGGGATGTCAGGTTTGCCTTAGAGGCGCTTTATGGTGACGGGGTTACATTCAGCCCCGATGCCCCAGAACCCACACAGTTTTTTGACCCAGTTGACCCTGGGTTGATTTATTAGATTTCAGCTACCAAGCTGATTAGCTCGCAATGAGCGCAATACCCAATCCGAAATGGAGACAAGATGGCTGAATCAAATCAGACCGAAACCCTAGAAACAACTGAGGAACCAGAGGCAGTGGTGGAGACCGCTGAAAATGAAACCTCAGAAATGTCCGAAACGGACACCCTAAAGGCAGAGGTTGACAAATGGAAATCTCTGAGCCGAAAGAATGAACAGCAAGCCAAGTCAAATGGCCAAGCGGTAAAAGAGCTAGACGAAATTAGAAAATCACAACTGACTGACACTGAAAAACTTATTGAGCAGACCCGTGAGGAAACCTCCCAAGCCGTCAGAAAAGAGTTTGCTGTGAAACTGGTTGATGCTGAGTTCAAGAGCTTGCTAGGTGGCCGTTCACTTGATGGCAGTTCATTACTTGACTTTGACAAGTCCTCATTCATTCAGGGTGATGGCAACATTGATTCAGAGGCAATTCAGTCATGGGTTGAGGCGCACAGCACAAAAGCTGAGCAGACTATCCCAGACCTTGGGCAAGGTGCCCGTGGTAAAAATCCTAGTAAGTCTCAAATTAGAAGTAGAGACGAACTCAAGAGCATGTCCCCCGCAGAGATTATGGCAGCCACAAAAGATGGCCGCCTTGATTCTCTGATGGGCAAACTATAAAGAAAAGAGAAATCAAATGGCTATTGACCAATTCATCCCAGAAATCTGGAGTGCTGGAGTAACACAGAGTTTCATTTCCAGCCAAGTTGTAATCCCAACCCTGAACACCCTTTATCAGGGTGATGCCTCAAGAGGCAACCAGGTGCACATCATCAACGCAACGACACCAACCATTGTTGACTACGCCGCCGCCAGCCGTTCAATTACAGCTGAGGCATTGGCTGACACTGAGGTCAACTTGCTACTAAACCAGGAAAAAGCCTTTTCTGTTTTTGTTGATGACATTGACAAAGTGCAAGCCGCTGGAACTTTCAACGCTTGGACTGATGCCGCTGGCAAGGCCCTAGCTGAGGATGCTGAAACATACCTACTAGCTCAGATGATTGCTGGTGCAACTGACGGCAACGCTGGTGAAGTTGTGGTTGACACAGCTGATGAAGCCAAGACCGCAATCCGTTCAATCAGAACCGCAATGACAGCCGCCAAGGTCCCAAGTGACAACCGATTCTGTGTTGTCACCCCTGACTTTGCTGACTTGCTAATCCAGGGACTGACTGATGTTTCCTCTGCTGGTTCAAGCGAGGAACTACGCAACGGAATGATTACCCGACTATTCGGAATGACCATTCTAGAATCCCCACTATTGGGAACTGATGTTTCGGCAGTCGGATACCACGGTGACACTGTGGCATTTGTAAACCAGATTCAGTCACTTGAGGCTCTACGCAGTCAGACCAAGTTCTCTGACATTGTTAGAGGCTTGAATGTTTACGGTGCAAAGGTCATCAAGTCTGCCGCTGTTATCAAGTATGTCTCTGCCTAAATAAGGCTAACCGCTGAGGGGCTGGAGTTCGCTCTGGCCCCTCAGCCATACCCCAAACAATTTTTAGAGAGGCCTAAATGGCACTGGCTACAATCACTGATGTTGAGGCTCGCCTAGGGCGCACTCTCACGACCGCCGAAAGCTCCAAGGCCACCGCTTACCTGACAGATGCCTCAGCTCTTTTTATTCAGCGGGCTGTCCAAAAGTTTGAGCAGGGCGAAAGCGTGGTCAGGTTATTCCCTAAGGATGGCGTTGTGCGCTTAGTCCAAAGGCCCGTCATAACCGTCAGCGAGGTCAAGGACCTTGACGGCAACATAATTGACTTTACCTTTGACGGCCACCAGAGCATTTATGATTTAGGGGCCTATACCCCCGTGACGGTTACTTATGAGCATGGGTCTGCCACCATCCCAAATGATGTTGTGGCCGTAGTCGCTGGCATGGTAGCCAGAACACTTTCAATCAACCCTGATGCCGCCTCTGGTGTGCAACAACAAACCGTTGGACCATTCTCTCAGAGCTATGCGGCTTGGGCCGTAGGGGGTCAGGTAATGATGTCCCCAGTAGAGGCCAAGGTTGCGGATTCTTACCGTGGCCTGACATTCAAATCAACATCAACAATGGGAAATGGAAATTATGCAATTACTTACCCAAGTGATACAAAGTTTGGCAGGGGTTGACCAGTACGGTGAACCAACTTTCACAACCACTGAGGTTGAGCTCAACGCAAAAGTAGCCGCCCGCACTGGTTCCAAAACAGTAGGTGCCGCAGAAATCACAATCACCTCTGGGCTGACCGTTTACCTAGATGCTGATGTTGAAATCAATAACAGTGACGTATTTATTTACCTGGGTGAGCGCTACATCCTAGATGGCGAATCTTTCAACTGGGTCAATGGTCTGGGTTACTGGACCCCTGGCACAGTTATTGACTTACAAAAGGAAATCAATGGCTAGTGTTATCCCAGGCGGTGGCGGCACTGTGAAACTAAACAGGTCTGGGATGCGTGAGTTGCTCAGGTCTCCCGAAATCCAAAGCATGCTCGGCGACAGAATGGAAAAAGTCAAGGGCGCTGTGCCTGGCTCCCAGCTAGAAGTCAGCGCTGGCAGAAACAGGGCTAGGGCCAAAGTAATAAATGGCTCTGACTTTGATGAAGCAAACACAGGCAATTTATCCAGAGCGCTAGACTTGGCAGGTGGCGATAGAGGCACCCAGGTCAAAACACGCAAAACAAATAAGAGGACCTAATGGCTGATGCGGTAATTTTTACAGACATCATGGCTCATTTGGTGTCAAGGCTAAACGCCGCTCTAACGGCTCAGGCCCGCTCTGATGTGCGAGTTGCTATTAGGGCAGACGAAAGCCCCGCACAAGTCATCCTCAGGCGTGACGGGGGCACTCAGCCAAGCAAGACACTGATGCAATCTGTTATTGGTGTGACAATTTATGAAGAGAGCTATGGACAGGCAGAGGCTTTGGCCTTACTGACCCAGGCAATCTTCGATGATTTGCCAAATGGAAGTCCCATTGTGGCAACCTCTGTTCAGTCCTCAATTCAGGATGTGACAGACCTTAGGGGAGAGCGTAGATTTTTACGCTTCACCGTAAATCACAGAGGGTCAAACCTCTCAAACTAGTAAGGAATAAATCATGGCACTTGATTCAGACAATGTAAGGGTGGCCGTTTCTGGCGCTGTTTATGTCGCACCAACTGGCACCACCGCACCAACCGATTCAGGAACCGCACTTGATGCGGCTTTCATTGACCTTGGTTATGTCTCAGCTGATGGTATTGCTGAGAACATTGACCGCACAACCAACCAGATTAGAGCTTGGCAGAATGGGTCATTAGTTCGTGAGGTTACCTCTGAGGGAACCTACACAATTGAAATGACTTTCATTGAAACCAGTGAAGCTGTTCTAGAGCTTTACTACGGCTCAACCATCACCGCAGGTGTTTTGACTGGGGACCCTACATCCACAGGTGGCCGTCAATCATTCGTGATTGATGTTATTGATGGCGCTATCATTGAGCGCATTTACATCCCAGCTGGTGAAATCACCGCAGTTGGAACACGCACCCTTGCCTCAGGCGAGGCAGTCGGCTACCAGGTAACAGTGACCGCTTATGCGGATGCTGGTGCAACCACCTTCAAGAAATTCTTTAGCCAGCTAGAAGCGTAAACCAAAGAACCCCTGGGTCGCTTCAATGCGGCGGCGGCTCAGGGCTACACTTACAGGGTGGGGCCTAAAAATCCCACCCTAGCCGTAACACTAAGAGAGGCCGCATTTATGTCTTACACAATAACGCACAACAAGAACAAAATAACTTTGCCCAGCTTTAGCAACCTCCCCGTAGGCGTTCTACGCAAAGCCAGGAAACTTGAGGCTGATGAACAAATGTGGTTCATGCTTGAGTCCGTCTTGGATGAAAAGGGCTTGGCTGTTATTGACACTATGAGCCTGATGGAATTCACCGAGGCAATGCAGGGTTGGACACAGGGGGCCCCACTGGGGGAATCCTTGAAGTCCTCCAATTCCTAGAGGACTATAAACACGCTTTCACCTATGACTTTAGAGCCAGGTTTGGCTTGGGTCTGGGAGCGCTGGGGAATGAGGTGCCCTGGCCAGAGGTAGTTAGCCTGGTCTCAATTCTCATTGCAGACCCAACCAGCTGGCTACAGACAGCAAAAAACAAATGGCAACACCCAATTACTTTTGAGTGGACTATCCACGCCGCAACCTATGACCTACTTGCCCAGGTGAACTCAAAAAGAAAACCTAAACCGTGGCCGAGGCCCTGGGGCAAGCAAGACAAAACACGCATTGGCAAGACAAACCGCAGGGATGCAAGAGCAATCCTACGAAAAGCTAAAGATGGAGACCTTGAATGGCAGAGCAAGCCTATGCTTATGTAACACTCATACCAGTAGCCAAGGGGTTTCAAGGGGCCATTGCCAAAGAAATGGGCAACGCTGGCGGGGCTGGTGGAGCGGCACTTGCTACATCCACAGGTAAAGGCTTTGCAGGGAACATCAAAAAAGCAATCGGCCCAGCCATTGGAATTGTTGGTGGCGCTTTTGCCGCCGCAAAGATTGGCGGGTTTCTATCGGGGGCAGTCAGTGAGGCCACTGACCTAAAGACAGCCCTGACTGAGGTGGTAACTCTAACGGGTGCCACAGGGGCCGCCGCAAAAACAAGCCTGGGAGAGTTCTCTAGCTTGGTTCAGAATGTCTCTAAAGAGTTTGGCATTGCCCAGAGCACCCTGACTGATGGACTTTACAACGCAATTTCAGCTGGTATCCCAAAAGACAACGCCCTAGAGTTTATGCAAGTTGCATCAAAGGCTTCCATTGCTGGTGTAACAGATGTTGACACAGCCGTTGATGGTCTCTCTACAGTAGTGAACGCCTTTGGCCTCAGCGCCGAGGATGCTCAAAGAGTAGCTGACTCAATGTTTACAGCGGTCAAGGGTGGAAAGACCACCTTTGCTGAGCTATCTTCATCCATGTCAAATGTTGCCCCAGCGGCGGCGGCGGCTGGAGTTGGCTTTGAGGAAATCAATGCCGCAATAGCCACGCTAACCGTGGGTGGAACTGAAACCTCAGTAGCAACAAACCAGCTCAAGGCCGCACTGACTGGACTACAGCGACCATCTGAGGAAATGGACAGCATTTTCCAAGCGCTTGGGTTCAACAGCGCTCAGGCCGCCATTGAATCAGAGGGGCTTGGCTTTGCTCTAGGTGCGGTCAGTGATTACGCTGACGGCAATAACGGAAAAATGATTGAGCTACTTGGCTCAGTTGAGGCAGTGTCTGCCGTTCAGGTATTGGCTGGCACTGGTGCTGAAAAGTTTGCCTCAGAGCTTGCCGCTCAGAGTGAGGCCGCTGGTTCAACCGCCGCCGCATTTGAGGAAATTGATGCAACCCGTAGCGCTGAGCGGAATCAGGTGGCATTTGAAAATCTGTCCCTAACGCTTGGCACAATTCTCTTACCAATCGCAGTGGGCCTGACTGACTTTTTGACCACAACTTTTGTCCCCTTTTTGGAGGACACCCTGGTCCCAGCCTTCAAGGGGGTCAGTGAGTTTATAACAGAAACCCTGGTCCCAGCATTTGGAGCCTTTTTTGGTTTCATCACAGACAACATCCCGACTATCGCAACATTTATTGGGGTCTTAGGTCTATTGCTTATAGCGTTCAACTTGCAAAGGATAGCCGTCACAATCGCCACCACTGTGACCACCTTGCTGAGCATTGCGCAGGGCATACTAAATACAGTTATGAGCTTGAACCCACTTACCCTAGTGGCGATAGCGATAGCCGCCCTAATCGCTGGCATTGTTTACCTAGCTACTCAGACAACATTCTTTCAAGACATTTGGGAGATAATGACCGAGACCGTCAGCAAAGCTTGGGAGGGTTTCAAAGAGCTTTTCATGGCAGTGATGGAAGCTATCGGTGATTTCTTTGTGGGTATCGGTGAAAGCCTTAGCGAGAGCTGGGAAAAAACCACCTCATTCTTGGGTGATGTTTGGGATGGGTTTGTTGGGTTCATCACGGGAATTTGGGATGGATTCAAAGAGGGATTTGATAATGTAGTGGATGGCTTCAAGACAATTTTTGAAAAAGTATTCAACGGCATCAAAAGTTTCTTTGTCGGAATTGTCAACGGATACATAAACATTTTTGAGAACTTTATCAACTTTGTGATTGACGGCATCAACGGCATGATAAATCTTTTGAATTCAGTAAAGATAAACATTCCAGCTACACCATTTTCTGATGCGCTTACTATCGGCCTGAACTTGCCAAACCTAAGTAGGCTGGCAATCCCTAGAGTTGCCCTAGCCGAGGGTGGCTTTGTAAACAAACCAACCAACGCACTAATCGGAGAGGCTGGCCCTGAGGTGGTCATGCCACTTGATAGGTTTGAAAGTATGATGGGACTAGACCAAGGTGGAGGGAAAGTCATAAACTACTACGCCGCACCTAACCAGTCCATAGATTCAGAACAAGAACTATTCACAGCAATGCGCAGAGCTAAGGTGGTAGCACAGTGGTAAATGTAACCTACAGCCTAGAGGGGTCCAATGATGATTCAATTACATTTGACTACACAACCTATGTTCTAAACACAGGACTAACTGGCTTTGGCATACCCCCAACCTCTGTGAGGATTGAAGCCAGCGCTGGTGATGGCGGTGTCTACAGGCACAGCAAAAGATTGCCTAGGGATGTTGACTTGCCAATCACTATTTTTGGCGCTGACCGTGGTGAGGTTCAAGAAAACCTCAGGCGCTTGGGCAGAATCTTGCAGGACAACCAAGGCCCCACCCAAATCAAGGCTGACTACTCAGATGGTACAAGCCTATTTCTGCCACTACATTACACAGGTGGCGGGGAGACAGTTTGGGGGAGCACCACAGCTGGGCTAACCTGGTGCCGCTGGGTTGTCAGCATGAGGGCACCTAACCCGTTCTGGCTCAGCGCTATTGAGGAACAATTTAGCATTGGCACTGGCTCAACTGGCAGGGGCCTTTTGCCCTTGCTCACTAAAATGAAAGTCTCATCCAGCTCAACCCTTGGAGTTGTGACGGTTGTAAACGCTGGTGATGTCAGGGCTTTCCCAATCTGGCAACTCACTGGCCCCGTCAGTGACCTGGTTATCAGTAACGGTGTGGAGCAATTTGGCTTTGCCAATGTTTTCTCTGGTGAGGTAATTACTGTAAACACTGAGACTGGTAGCGTTACAAACTCAGGCGGTGACAATCTTTATGCCCGCCTTGATGTTGCCCCAAAGCTGTTCAGCTTGCCACCAGGCACAACTGGCTTGACCATCCTAGGCATAGACACCGATTTGGATTTCAATGTCTTACTGACCTACTCACCAAGGTATGAGGTAATTCACTAATGCAAGTTGATGAGCTACTCATTGAGGTTAGAGACCCTAAGCTGGCCCGCATTGGTCAGTTTAGGCCAAGCGATTTGGTGGGCGCTAAGTTCATCCTAAGGTTCAACAATGTTGGGACCTGGGAAATGCGCTTGCCACAGGGGAGCAGACTTGGGGAGCTATTGAGGCTTCCAGGTTATGGCATTATTGTGACTGGCCCAGATGATTCAGTTATCTTTTCAGGCCCTACATTTTCAGCAACCCTAATTCAGACCCCTGAAATCGTGGATGGCGACTGGACCATAACTGGAACTAGTGATGACATCATCCTCTCAGAGCGCCTGGCTTACCCAACGCCATCCAGTGCTGATGTCACAGAGCAAACTGATGCACATGATGTGCGCTCAGGTGTGGCTGAAACAGTGCTCAAAGCTTATGTCTCAGCGAACATTGGGCCTGACGCACCCACAGCCAGAAAAATAGCGGGGCTCCAAATCCAGGCTGATGCTGGCCGTGGTGAGATAGTTTCTGGCAACGCTAGGTTTCAGACACTGCAACAAACGGCTTATGCCCTAGCCCAGACTGGTGCCGTTGGCTACGCCGTGGAGCAACTAGGGACTAGCCTAGAGTTTCAGGTTTATTTGCCTACCGATAAAACGGCCACCATCAGAATGGACATGGACAACAATAAGCTCTCTAGGGCCATGTATGCCTACGCCTCAGCCAAGGTAACCAGGGCAATTATTGGCGGCGCTGGTCAGGCTGAACTCAGAGAGTTTCTTGAGGTCACAACCACAGCATCCCAAGCCGCAGAAA